ATGGTGAAGAAAGACAAGAGCCCTTTGGACCGGGAGGCCCTGCTGGAGCAGATGGGAAGGTTGGCCTGCGCCAAGGTCAACGACGCGGTCAAGCTGGCCTACCTTCCGGAGGAGGAGCGGGACGCCATCGGGCGGCTGGATCTGTCCGCCCTGACGGAGTTCCGGCGCAGCGGGGCGGGGACGGTGGAGATGAAATTCACCGACCGGATGCGGGCTTTGGAGCGGCTGCTGGAGCTGAGCGGGCCCAGCGGGGAGGAGCAGCTGGAGCGGTTTTTGCAGAGAATGGAGGAGCCGGAGGCGTGAGACCCCTGAAGTTTTCCAAAAAACAGCGGCGGGTGCTCACCTGGTGGCGGCCCTCCTCCCCGGACAGCGGCTATGACGCCATCTTGTGCGAGGGGGCGGTGCGCAGCGGCAAGACGTTATGCACCGGGTTGTCCTTCTTCTGCTGGGCTATGACCTGCTTCTCTCAAAAGAGCTTCGCCCTGTGCGGCAAGTCCGTGCCGGCGGTGCGGCGGAATCTGTGGCAGGAGCTGAGGCCCATTCTTCGGGAGATGGGGTTCCAGATTCGGGAGCGGCTGTCCCAGAACCGGATCGACGTGTCTCTGGGGCGGCGGCGGAATACCTTCTATCTGTTCGGCGGGCTGGACGAGCGGTCCGCCGCCCTGGTCCAGGGGATCACCCTGGCGGGGGCCCTGCTGGACGAGGCGGCGCTGATGCCCCGCTCCTTTGTGGAGCAGGTGTGCGCCCGGTGTTCGGTGGAGGGGAGCCGGCTGTGGTTCTCCTGCAACCCGGAGAGCCCCGCCCACTGGTTCTATCAGGAGTGGGTTCAGAAGGCACAGGAGAAGAATGTGCTGCGGCTGTCCTTTACCATGAGGGACAACCCCGGACTGTCCCGGGAGACCATCCGGCGGTACGAGGCCATGTTTCAGGGGGCCTTCTACCGCCGGTTTATTCTGGGGGAGTGGGCCCAGGCGGAGGGCCTCATCTACGACTTCTTCGGGCCGGAGCTGGTGCGGGAGGCGCCGGAGGGGCTGGGCGGGCCCTGGTACATCTCCTGTGACTACGGGACGGTGAACCCCACCTCCATGGGGCTTTGGGGCAGAAAAGACGGGATCTGGTACCGGGCGGCGGAGTTTTACTACGACTCCCGGAGGGAGCGGCGGCAGAAGACCGACGGGGAGTACGCCCAGGACTTGGCCGCGCTGGCGGGGGGACGGAACATCCAGGGCGTGGTGGTGGACCCCTCCGCCGCCAGCTTTCTGGAGCTGCTCCGGAGGCAGGGGTGGCCGGTGGTCCGGGCCAAAAACGACGTGCTCTCCGGCATCCGCACCACGGCGGAGCTGCTGCGGGCGGGAAAAATCGTCATCTGCTCCCCCTGCCGGGACGCCATCCGGGAATTCGGGCTGTACTGCTGGGATACCTCCGGCACCGGCGGCGACCGGGTGGTCAAATCCAATGACCACGCCATGGACGACATCCGGTACTTCGCCGCCACGGTGGCGGCGAAGAATGGCGGAAGTTTCTTTGCCGGGAGTGTAGAGCGGGCTTCCATTTAACGAAGATCCGGGAGAGGGAGGAAATTTGATGTGAAGTGGTTTGTGAAGAAAAAACCGGCGGCCCGGGCGCCCCAGGTCCAGCTGCGGGACGTGGAGCACCACCCCTTTGGGATGCTGGACCGGTACGTCCCCCTGCGCCGGGGGGAACTGGACCTGTACCGCTCCATCCGGGAGGCGGTGCCCATTGTGGACGCCGCCCTTTTGAAGCTGGTGCGGCTGTGCGGGGGCGTCATTGTCCGGTGCCCGGACCCGGAGGGCCAGAGAGGGCTGGAGCAGTTTTTGGCACAGGTGGACACCGGGCGGGGCCAGAGGGGCATCCAGTCCTTTCTGGACCAGTATCTGGACTCCATGTTCACCTGCGGCCAGGGGGTGGGAGAGATCGTCCTCTCCCCCGGCGGGCAAGACATTGCCGCCCTGCTGTGCGCCGACCCGGGACAGGTGGAGATCAAGGAGGGGGACACGCCCCTGGACTTCCGGCTGTGCACCCGGGACGGGAGCGGACAGCTGGAGGAGCTGCCCTGGCAGGAGCTGCTGCTGTTCACCCCCTTTCAGCCGGGGACGGACAGCCCCTACGGGGTATCTCTGCTGCGGTCCATGCCCTTTTTGAGCGGAATCCTTCTGAAAATTTACCAGGCCGTCGGCCAGAACTGGGAGCGGGTGGGCAACCTGCGCTTCGCCGTGGTATGTAAGCCCGGCGAGGGGGACGGCCTGTCCGCCCAGGAGCGGGGGGAGATGGTGGCCAGCGAGTGGTCCGCCGCCATGCGCTCCACCCGCCAGGGGGCGGTGCGGGACTTTGTGGCGGTGGGCGACGTGGACATCAAGGTCATCGGCGCGGACAACCAGATTTTGGACAGCGAGGCGCCGGTGCGGCAGATTCTGGAGCAGCTCATCGCCCGGACTGGGATTCCGCCCTTTCTGCTGGGGCTGTCCTGGTCCTCCACCGAGCGCATGAGCGTCCAGCAGGCCGATCTGCTCACCAGTGAGATCACCGCCATCCGCCGGGGGGTGGAGCCGGTGGTCCGGAGGGTGTGCCAGCTGTGGCTGCGCCTCCACGGGATCGCCGGGCCGGTGGAGGTGGACTGGGAGGACATCAACTTGCAGGATCTGGTGGAGGAGGCCAAGGCCGGGCTCTATCAGGCCCAGACGGAACAGATCAGGAGGGAGACAACGTGAAGATCATCAAAACATCCCAGGAGCCCCAGGCGGTCCTTCAGCCGGGGCACCTGGAGGACATCAACCGCCTCAGCCGCACGCCCCTGACGGAGGCGGAGGTGTACGCCTTCTCGGTGCGCCTGTGCGACAACGAGGTGGACCGGGACGGGGAGCGGTTTGCCCCCAGAACTCTGGAGCAGCTGGCTCCCCTGTTTGTGGGCAAGAGCGGCATCTTTGACCACAACTGGAGCGCCCAGGGCCAGGCGGCCCGGCTCTACCGCACCGAGGTGGTGGCGGAGCCCGGGCGGCTCACCCAGGCGGGGGACCCCTACTGCTGGCTGAAGGGGTACGCCTATATGGTGCGCACCCCGGACAACCAGAGCCTCATCGCAGAGATCGAGGGGGGCATCAAGAAGGAGGTCAGCGTGGCCTGCTCGGTGGAGAAGGCGGTGTGCTCCATCTGCGGCGCGCCCCGGGGAGAGGGCTGCGGCCACAAGCCCGGGGAGGTGTACGACGGGAAGCTGTGCTGCATCAGTCTGGAGGAGGCCAGCGACGCGTACGAATTCTCCTTCGTGGCGGTGCCCGCCCAGCCCCATGCCGGGGTGGTCAAAGGATTTTCCAGCCGAAGGGAGGCGGCCTCCCTGAAGGAGCTGGTCCAGGGGAATGCCGGATGCGCCCGGGAGCTGGAGACGCTGGAGCACGAGGCGGCGCTGGGCAGGAAGTGGATCTCCTCCCTCCGCGCCGACGTGGTGCGGCTGGGCGGACTGGCCGACCCCAAGCTGGATCTGAAGGTGCTGAAAGCCATCACCGAAAAGCTGGAGGAGGGGGAGCTCCAGGAGCTGAAGCGGGCCTATGAGGCCCGGGCTCAGGAGCGGTACCCCCTGTCGGTGCAGCTGGGGTACGGAAAGGAGCCGGAGCGGCGTCCCGAGGAGGACGGAGCGTTCCTGATCTGACCGGCAAGTCCGGGTTGGATTCTGAATCTTTGAAAAAATAAAGGAGGAACACACAGTGAGTAAGGTTTCGTTTGAGGACATCGGGGCGGTTATCGCCACCTTTGCCGCCCAGGACAGCGTGAAGCCCGGCCAGGTGGTGAAAATCGCCGCCAACGGCCAGGTGGGGGCGTGCAGCGCCAAGGACGCCTTCGCCGGACAGGCCCAGTCAGTTCGGGGCGGCTTTGCCGGAGTGCAGGTGAAGGGGTTTCTGACCGTATCCACCACCGGCACGGTGAATCTGGGGCGGGTCAGTCTGGAGGCCGACGGCACCGGCGGTGTGCAGGCGGCCACCACCGGCGGCGTGACCGCCCTGGTGGTCAGCGTGGATTCTGCCGCCAAGACTGCGGTCATCTGTCTGTAAGAAAAAGGAGGATTTTGCTATGGCAAATCAGTTTGACACCATCCGCCTGGAGAAGGGGATGTACCAGGAGGCGGGCCGCTCCTTTACCCAGGTGCTGGAGGGGCTGGACCCCTCGGAGCAGTACAAGGGCACCCGACTGGAGGGGCTGGACGCCTTCCAGCGGCAGCTCAAGCGCTTTGACATCAAGGTGAAGGGGGCGGGCTCCGACCCGGTGGAGAAGTTCTTCCGCACCGCCGACTCGGCGGTGCTGTTCCCCGAGTACATCGCCCGCTCGGTGCGCCAGGGCATGGAGGAGGCCAACCTGCTCCCCGCCATCACCGCCGCCACCACCCGCTTTGAGGGGATGGACTACCGCTCCATCACCGCCGAGGCCGGGGGCGACGAGAAGGAACTGAAGGCGGTGGACGAGGGTGCGGCCATCCCCGCCACCACCATCAAGGTCCAGGCCAACCTGGTGAAGCTCCACAAGCGGGGACGCATGCTGGTGGCCTCCTATGAGGCGGTGCGGTACCAGAAGCTGGACCTGTTCTCCGTCACCCTGCGGCAGATCGGCGCACATATCGCCCGGATGCTGCTCTCCGACGGTGTGGATGTGCTGATGAACGGGGACGGCAACGACAACGAGGCGGAAGCGGACGAGACGACCGCCGCCTCCACCCTCACCTATGACGATCTGGTGACCTTCTGGGGCAAATTCGATCCCTATGAGATGAACACCCTGCTGGTGAGCCCCGACGTGATGCTGAAGATGCTAAAGCTCTCTGAGTTCAAGGACCCCCTCACCGGCCTCAACTTCCAGGGCACCGGCAAGCTGACCACTCCCCTGGGCGCCACCCTGCTGCGCACCTCGGCGGTGCCCGCCGATACGGTCATCGGCCTGGACCACCGGTACGCCCTGGAGCTGGTCCAGGGCAGCGACGTGATGGTGGAGTACGACAAGCTCATCGACCGGCAGCTGGAGCGGGCGGCCATCACCACCCTGTGCGGCTTTGCCAAGCTGTTCCCCGACGCCTCCCGGGTGCTGAAGGTCAAAGCGGCGGAAGAGGACTGACGATGACGGAGAAGGTTCTGAAGCTGCTGGCCGCCATGGGGGCGGACACCAGCCAGGAGGAGCTGCTCACCCCCCTGTGTCAGGCGGTGCAGGACTCCCTCGCCCGGCGGCTGAGACCGGGGGTGACGGCGGAGGACTGTGAGAGCGCCTTTATCACCGCCGCGGCCTGGATGGTGCTGGCGGGGCTGCGCACCGGGGACGGTGGGGAGGGCGTCACCGCCTTTACCGCCGGGGATGTGACCATCCGCCGGGAGGGCGGCCGGGAGACGGCCTCCCTCCTGGAGCAGGCGGAGCGGCTGATGGCCCCCTATGTGGTGGACGGCGGCTTCTTTGTCCAGGGGGTGAGGGGATGATGGAGCGGGAGTGGTCCGCCCTGCTGGAGCGGTACGGCCAGCGTGTGGTGCTGCACCGGGGAGAGCGGGAGACCGCCGGGAAAGCGTTTTTGCAGCCCATCCGGGAGACCGGACAGGAGCAGCAGGTCCCCAGCCCCCTGGGATTCCGCCGGGAGGACCGGCTTTTATATCTGGGGGTCCCGGACTGTCCCCTGGGGCAGGAGGACTGGGTGGAGTGGAACGGCGGCGCCTATGAGGTGTGGTCTACCCACCCGGTCCACGCGGGGCAGGAGGTTTTATACACCTGGGCGGTGCTCCGGCCCAGGGATCTGGAGGCGGAGGCGGCGCTATGAGCGATGGACTGGACAAGATCCGGGAGCGGATGGCGGACTATTTGAACGCCCAAGGGGTGGCCGCGGTCACCGCCTGGCCGGCAGAGGAGCGCCTGAGGCGGGAGGGGGCGGTGGCGGCGGTCACCCTGAGAGCCTGTCAGGCGGGACCGGCCGGCTTTCAGTCCTACCTGGGAGAGCGGTATAACCAGGAGACGGAGCAGTGGGAGGAGATCTATGGCCGGAAGGTCCGGCTGACCTTCGGCCTGGACCTGTACGCCCTGCCCCAGGCTGGGGAGGCGGCCCTCCAGACGGCGCTGGATATTCTGACCCAGGCCTGCGCTGGAGCGGGGCCGGAGGGGCTTGCCATCCAGGAGTTTTCCAGCGGAGAGACCGCCTATGACGGGGACAGCCGCCTGCTGCGCAAGCCGGCTCAGGCGGTGTGTACCGCATATCTGTACGCCATTACGGAGGCGGACGGCACGTTCCTGGACTTTGAAATCAGAGGGGAGAGGATTCCATGAGCATTACCACACACGAGCGCCCGGGGGTGTACTCCTCCTACGGCGCGTCATCCCTGATCCGCGGAAGCGGCGGGAGAAAGACCGTGGGACTGGTGGCGGTCAACACCAAGGCCACCGCCAAGACGGTCTACACCATCACCAGCTATGAGGAGGCGGTGACCACCTTCGGCAGCGCCGGCGGCCAGGATATGGCGGAGCTGATCCGGGTGATCCTGCTCAACGGGGCGGCGGCGGTGGCGGCGGTCCCCATCGCCGCCAGCACCGACTATGAGGCCGGGTTTGCGGTCCTGGAGGGGCAGGAGAACGTGAGCGTGGTGGTGTGCGACAGCACCACCCAGACCGACCAGCAGGATCTGCGGGACAGCGTGGCCGCCGCCTCCGCCGCCCGGCGGGAGCGGATCGCCGTGGTGGGCGGGGCGGCCAGCGAGACGGTGACCAATCTCATTTCCAGAGCCGCCGCTCTGAACAGCGAGCGGGTGGTTCTGGTGGCCCCCGGCGGAACCGATGAGGACGGGACCGCACTGTCCGGCATCACCGCCGCGGCGGCGGTGGCCGGGGCCATTGCCGCCCAGAGCGACCCGGCCCTGCCCCTGAGCGGGGCGGAGCTGACGGGCCTGCACGGCCTCTCCCAGCAGTATAACGACAACGACATCGACCTGCTGGTGCGGGGCGGGGTCACCCCCCTGGAGAGCGTGGCGGGGGTGGCCTCCGTGGTTCGGGGCGTCACCACCCGTACCACCTCCGGAGAGTCGCCGGACACAACCTGGCGGGAGCTGTCCACCATTTTGATCGTGGACGACGTGATCCCCGCCATCCGGGAGAGCCTGCGGGCGAAGTTCCGCCGGGCCAAGAATACCGAGCAGAGCCGGGGGGCCATCCGCTCCCAGGTGATTCTGGAGCTGGAGAGCAAGCTGAGCCGGGAGATCATCACCGGCTATGAGCATGTGACCGTGTCGGCGGACACGGAGAACCCCACGGTGTGTCTGGTGGAGTTCTCCTTCACTGTGGCCCACGGCCTCAACCAGATCTGGCTGACGGCCAGCATTACCATTTAAATCTGGGCCGCCCGCGAACAGAAGCAGGCGGCCCCATCCAAATAAAGGAGGGAGCAACCCTTGAGCATCGCAGGATTTCCCACCAGCAGCGACATCTATCTGGAGGTAGACGGCACCAAGGTGGCGGTGGTTCAGAGCTACACCGCCAAGGCGGCCAAGACCAGCCGGGCCGTGGAGGCCTTTGGGGAGGAGGAGCCGGTGGCCACCGTCCCCGGTCAGATCAACCATGTACTGGAGCTCACCCGGCTGTACGCCACCGACGAGGCCATCCGGGACGGCATTGACTTTTACAGCCTCAGCGACTTCTCCCTGGTCATCTGTAAGCCGGACCGGAAGGTCATCTACTCCAACTGCCAGTGGAGCGGCATTCAGGAGACGGGCACCCTGGGGGACATGGTGCTGGAAAAGGTGACCATTGTGGCCGGGAAGCGGCTGGAAACGGAGGTGTAAGCCGGTGGGCGCGTCGATTTTAGCGGGCCGGGACCGGATGGACCTGGACAACGGCATGAGCCTGCGGCTGCTGTCCGCCCTGGAGGTGCTCCAGGCCCGGCGGGAGGCGGAAGAGCTGGCCCAGTCCGAGCGGGAGCGGGCCCTGTGCTCCAACGCCTGCCTGCTCTCCCGGGCTCTGGAGACCCAGGAGGGGGAGCCGGTCTTTTCCAGCGGCCGGGAGGTGCTCTCCGGGCTGCGGGTGGAGGAGATCGCCGCCCTGGCGGGCACCTGGAGCCGCTTTAACCGGGAGGAGAACCCCGGCCTCACCATGGAGGCGGAGCAGGTGGAAGACGTAAAAAAAAACTAGCCCAGGACGGGGCGGAGCGGCTGCGGTGGAGGGTGCTGAGAGCCTTCGGAGCCCTGCCCACCGAGGAGCGGTCCAGGGCCATGCGGGACCGGGACTATGTGTGGTGCCTGACCCACATGGCCCTGGATCAGGAGGAGGAGCTCTCCAGGCTGTGCCCCGGCTGCCGTCTCCAGGCGGAGGAGGAGCGGTGCCCGGTGTGCGGCCGCCCGGCGGAACGCTGGGAGGGGGCGCTCAATCCATCCTTCGACCAGGAGCGCTATGAGCGGCTGAGGAGAGGGGAACAGCCATGAGAGACTATCTGGAGGAACTGCTGGACCTTCTGACCCAGGAGGATGAGGAAGCCGCTGAGGGCTGGGGGGCACAGGCGGCCTCTCTCCTTTTGGACAAGCCTCTGGAGGCGGGGGCACCGGCAGATGCGGCTGGGGAAGAATCGGGCTCCGGCGAAAGTAGGAAGCGGCCTTGGATGGAGCGGGGACCGATGGCAAAAAACGCCCTGGAATTTGAAAAAGCAGAAATTGACCTGGAGCTGGACGCCGCCCTGGACCAGAAGACGGCGGTTCCGGATTTCCCGAAGGAGACGGACGGGGTGTTTACTTCCGGCGGGGGGCGGTCTGTTACAAGGGAGAGCGGACCGGCGCAGGCCGGCGCAGTTCTGCTGGAACAGGTCAGGAGCCGGAAACGGCCCGTTCTGCTCCAGCAGGCGCAGGAGCTGGAGCGGCAGGCGGGCCAGGCGCAGGCCCTGGCGCAGGACCGTCAGAGCCGCTCCCTGGCGCCGGCTCTGACCCGCCCTTCACGGGGGCAGGCCTCTTTTTCCTCCCAGACAGGGGAGGGGAGCGGCGGCGGGCAAAATTCCGGTGGAGCGGTCTGGACGGGCGGAGAGGAGCAGGCCCGTCTGATCGACCGGGCCTTTCAGCGGGACAGCCGCCGGTACGACCGGGGATTTTCCCTGTACTAAAAGGAGGAATGCAGGTTGATCTTGACGCCCATGCGGTATAAAAACTACACCTGGCCCCACAACCCCAGGGTGTACTCCATCGACTACGAGCGGAAGATGGCGGTACACAAGGTGCCCTTTGGCTACTACTACCTCCAGGATCTGGGCCGGACCCGGCGGGTCATGGAGGGCGAGGGGGAGTTTGTGGGCGAGGGGGCTTACAGCCAGTTCGGGCAACTGGCCAACGTCTTTTATGAGGAGGGGCCCGGCCTGCTGATCCACCCTGTGTGGCAGGCGGCCAGCGCCTACTTTGTCTCCCTGCGCCTGGAGCAGGAGCCCCTGCCCGACTATGTGCGCTACTCCTTCACCTTCTGGGAGGACGCGGATTACTACAACGGAGCGGTGCGGGTGGAGACGTCCGCCGGAGCGGCGGGGACCGGCTCGGGCGGTACCGGGGGCGCGGCCTCCTCCGGCTCCTCCAGCCGGTACCAGGTGGTCCAAGGGGACACCCTGTGGGGGATCGCCCAGAAGTTCGGCGTGTCCCTGGAGACCCTGGTCGCCCTGAATCCCCAGATCAAAAACCCCAATCTGATCCGGCCGGGAGACGAGGTGAGGGTGGCGTGACCGGCTATGTGTTTACAGCGGGAGGGGTGTCCACCCGGCTGCCCGCCCCGGTGTCCTGGACCTTTCAGTACACCGCCGGGGTGCCCTGCGACAGCTTTCAGCTGCGGTGCATCTGGGAGGGGGAGAACGCGGTGCGGCCGGCGGAGTGGGCCACCTTTCAGGCGCTGGAAGGCAATGAGGTGAAGTTTACCGGGGTGGTGGATGAGTGTGAGACGGTGCGCACCGCTGAGGGCTCCTACTTCGAGGTGAGCGGCCGGGGGATGGCCGCCCGGCTGCTGGACAATGAGGCCCTGAGCCAGGACTATGAGATCGCCACTCTGGCGGACATTCTGCGGGACCATGTGACCCCGTACGGCGTGGCCGTGGGGGCGCAGGACGCCATGGGGGCGGTGTCCCAGTTCTCGGTGGCCGCGGGCAGCAGCGAGTGGTCGGTACTCTATGACTTTGCCCGGTACTACAACGGGATCTACCCCCGGTTTGACCAGCTGGGGCGGCTGATTCTGACCCCCTGGAGCAATGAGGCCCGGGTGGCGCTGGACAGCACGGTGCCGGTCACCCGGCTGGTGTGCCGGGACCGGCGGTACGGGGTGCTCTCCCAGGTGGTGGTGCGGGACCGGTACCAGAACTGGACGGAGACGGTGAATAACCCCTCCTTCCAGGCGCTGGGCGGACAGCGGCGGCAGGTCATTACCATGCCGGGCAAGGGGCAGTACCAGGCCATGCGGTACAGCGGACAGTTCCAGCTGGAGCAGTCGGCGGCGGAACAGCTGCGCCTGGAGGTGGAGGTGCCCAAACTGTTTTTCGCCAAGCCGGGAGACCTGGTCCAGCTGGCTCAGCCGGACTGGGGGCGCAACGGACAGTACCGGGTGGCCCAGGCTCAGGTGGGCCAGGACGAGCGGGGGGCGTGGACCGTTTTGGAGCTGGCGCCCCCGGATATGGTGTTGTGAGGTGACGGATATGTGGACAGCAAATCGAAAACGGGAGGGGCGCACCGAGGAGTGCGCCGCCGACCAGGGGATCGTGACCCTGGGGGGCGACCCGGCCGCCGTCTATCTGGGGGGTGAGCGGCGCTGGGTCTCTCTCTATACCCCCGGCGGCTATCAGTGGCGGCCCAAGGCCGGGGACAAGGTGCTGGTGGTCAAGGCGGGGGACCACCGGGAGCTCCCCTGTCTGGTGGGGAAGCGGCCGGACGCTCTGTCGGAGGAGGATGAGCTCCCACCCGGCTCGGTGCGCATCCACAGCGGCGCTGGAGTGGTGCTGCTGGACGAGGAGGGGGTAACCGTGAAGGGGGGCAAGGTGGCCCTGAAGGGAGACATCCGCATCAACGGCCAGGAGCTGGAGGCATATATTCAGGACATTGTATATCAGGTGCTGTCCTCTATACTGGGATAGGAGGGAGCAATCATGGAACTGAAATTGGAACAGGGAGACTATGTTCCAGATGGAACGGGAGGATTCGAGTCGCTGGAAGGGGCACAGGCTCTGCTGGCCCGAGTGCTGTTCCGCCTCACCGCCAGAAGAGGGAAGTTCCCCTTCCTGCCGGATATGGGCAGCCGGCTGTACCTGCTGGGACGGGAGAAACCCTCGGCGCGGGAGGCCCTGGCCATGCAGTACGTCACTGAGGCCCTGGCTCAGGAGGCGGACCTGGCGGTGCTGGGGACGGAACTCCGGGAGGACGGAACCGGAGCGGCGGTCCTGACGGCAACTCTGGAGTGGCGGGGGACGCCCCTGGCTGTCCAGGTAGACGTGACACTGTAAAGGAGGGATGGACGTGAAAACGGTGGATGAGATTTTTGAGGAGATGCTCGCCTGCTTCGGGGAAAAGACCGGTGTGGAACTGGAGGCGGGCTGTGACCTGGCGGTGCGGCTGTACGCGGCGGCGGCCCAGGTATACGCGCTGTACGTCCAGGCGGACTGGGTGGCCCGGCAGGCCTTCCCCCAGACGGCGGAGGGGGAGTATCTGGACCTCCACGCCCAGCTGCGCAGCCTGGAGCGCAAGGAGGCCACCCGGGCGGTGGGCGCCCTGCGCTTCACCGCCGGGGAGGCCAGCGAGAACGACCGGGCCATCCCCCTGGGAACGGTGTGTATGACCGCCGGGCTGGTGCGCTTTGAGACCACCCAGGCGGCGGTGCTCTCGGCCGGAGCCACTCAGGTGGACGTGCCCGCCCAGGCGGTCCAGCCCGGAAGCGCGGGCAACGTGTCGGCCGACGCCGTCGTCTCCATGGCGGTGGCCCCCGTGGGCATCCAGAGCTGCGGCAACCCCAGTCCATTTCTGGGGGGCAGCGACGGGGAGAGCGACCAGGAGCTGCGGGCGCGGGTGATGGACACCTTCCAGCGCCTGCCCAACGGAGCAAACGCCGCATTCTATGAGCAGGGGGCCCTGTCCTTTGACGAGGTGGCCGCCGCCTCCGTCCTCCCCCGGAACCGGGGCGTGGGGACGGTGGATGTGGTGGTGGCTGCCGGAAGCGGACAGCCCGACGAGGAGCTGCTGGAGGAGTTGGAGGACTACTTCCAGACGCGGCGGGAGATCGCGGTGGACGTGCAGGTGCTGGCCCCGGAGGAGGTGGGCGTCACCCTGTCCGTCCAGGTGAAGGCCAAGGACGGCTGGGACAGCTCAGAGGTCCGCACCGGGGTGAAGAACGCCTTGCAGTCCTGGTTCTCCGGGGAGCGGCTGGCGCAGGACGTACTGCTGGCCCAGCTGGGTAGCCTGATCTACGGCTGTGAAGGTGTGGCCAACTATAAGATCGTCTCCCCTGCCGCCGACGTGGCCATTGGGGCGGACCAGCTGCCGGTGCTCTCTTCAATCAGTGTGGAGGCGATGACATGAGCTATGCCCAGTATTTGAGGCAGCTGCTGGCCCCGCTGGGGGTCTATCAGCTCAATGCTCCCTTTCAGGGGGGAGAGCTGGAGGCCCTGGGAGACGCCTTTGACCAGGTGGAGGGGGCGCTGGAGGAGCTGAACCGGGAGGCATGTCTGGCCACAGCGGAGGACTGGGGGCTGGAGCAGGCAGCCTCCCTCTTTCGCCGCCGCCCCCCCGCCACGACGGTCAAGACCATGCGGGAGGCCCTGGCAGCCCTGCTGCGCATCGGCGGGGACAGCTTTACCCTGGCGGCCATCAACGACACCATCTCCGGGTGCGGCGTGAACGCCCGGGTGGAGGAGACCGAGCAGGCCGGAACCGTGGAGGTCTCCTTTCCCCAGGTGCCGGGCATCCCGCCCAACTTTGAGGAGATTCGGATCATCATCGAGGACATCATCCCCGCCCACCTGATCATCCAGTACCACTACTGGTACCTGACCTGGCAGCAGCTGGAGCAGAAATTCTCCTGCTGGCAGGACATTGAGGACAAGAACCTGACCTGGTACGGACTGGAGACCTATGTGGAGCCGGAGGACGAGACATAA